GTTAGACCAGTCTGCTTTAAAATCTGCATTAAGTTCTAAACTAATACCCGACCAGCCCTGTTTTTCTAACAAAAACGTATTACTCAGTTTTATAGGATCTGCTGCACCAATTTCTACATATGATTTGTGATTGCAAATTTGAAGCGCAAAGATATCTTGACCAACCTGTGAATAATGCATCATTTTCTTTTTGATCCTTGATGGAAAATATCACCTTCATTGACCACCCTGAATCTAAGGCCCTGCTGTTTGCACCAAGCTGTGGCAGCTTCCCATTTGGCCATGTTTTTAATATATTGCTCTTGGTTGTATCGGCTTTTGCCCACCGACTCTCTTAGTGTTTGACTCTGCGGTTTTACTTCAACAACTTCTGCATGTTTCTTACCAGTTTTGTCCTTGTAGACCACAAAGAAATCAGGCACATATATTGTGTATTTGCCCGTCAAGGGATCTCTATACGGTATCTGTATGCTTTCGCTGGCCCAATTTTCTACACCTTGATGCTCATCCAACATGCGCATGAACACAAATTCCCATGAACTACGAGCCAATGGTGTTTTCTTGCCAACATACTTGGCAGGGTTTTTCATTTCAAATCGTCCCTGTGCGAATTTAGACATTAGGCAGCGATATTTCTAGTCTTATTGGTATTGACGTTTTGAGTTCTATATCCCAATATAGATGTAGGCACGCGATTGTTGTTGAGTATTTCTGCAACTATCTGGCTCAGTGAAACTCCTGGAAAATTCTTTAGTGTATCTAAGATTTGAAAAATAGGTGTGTTGTCGAGCTTGGCCTGTCTTAGTACCACTGCTGCAGAAGTTGAGGCAGCATCGAGATCAAATCCAGCCTGTTGGAAAAAGCTCACAGCAGCGGCGACATCGTTGGAGGGAAACTCTAGAGCAGATTCGCCATAGTTTTCAAAATATAGTTTGGTCGCTGCTGCGCTGTCTTCAATAGGTTGTGCTGGTAAATTAGTAGCCATGATTAATTACCTGTGATATTGCGTTGTCTAGCGTTGGTTGTGGATTCTGTAGTAGCACTTTTAGGAAACACTGTTCCGACAACTCCGCTGACTTTATCAATTGCTGTTGAAATATTTCCTGGGTTACTTAATATGTTAATGGCTTCGCTGGCTAATTGCTCTTTGCTGAGACTTTTGAAATTTTTGTAGGTGTTAAAAGTCTTGGCCAAGGTGCCTATAAAACCTCCGGGTGTATCAAACGCTGCTCCGTTACCAATACTGCCAAAAATCTGATCAAGGCCATCTAGTACACCACCCTCTCCTGTGAGTGTAGAAACACCACCTCCTGCCACACTCAGTGGACTTGGAACAGTGTCATAGTGCAAGGTTGCAAATCCTTTAGGTGTTCCCACAGATACATTGCCTGTGCTGTATCGCACAGCTTCGTATTCTAGAGTCATTTGACTTTCGTTGAATTCACCAGCTGAATAATCCATGCCGCCATGGCTCCATGATTTAATTCGAGGATTTACTAATGTGTAACCAACAAATCTTCTACGACTCATGGTATAGATAGTTACAGATTTAAAAAAATCCACGCTCTTGTCATTGTCTAGGCCATATCGAAAATTGTCTTTGTTAGTACCAGTGGGTCTATAATGATTGGATTCGTAGGCAGCGTTGGGATTATGCCTATCGCCGATGTAGTAGCCATAATACAAGGCCCACATGGCACTGATAACATTATTGCTGTCATCGTGCATGTTGATGTTTACTGGATCATAGTTTATCTGCTTGTATACGAGTTTTTTACGATTGTATTGATTCATTACTACCGAATCAAAATTAAATTTAGGAAGATCAGCACTCTTGACTAATAGGCCTGCTTCGTTCTTGTGTTTGGCACTGAATGGTGACATGCCTCGCACTGAATTATCCATTTCAAAATACACGTAAAACAGAAATTTGGTCTTTGGACTGAGCCGTAGCCCGTTGTCAACGAACAATCTAGTGGCGTGACGATAATCACTCATCTGACCTTTAGGTTTGGTCACACCCTCAATCAAGCCAGAACCGAACTCTGATAGGTATCTTGTGAATTTATTTGCCATACAAATATTTATGCCACAAAAAAAGCCCGATTTTTAGTCGGGCTATTTTGAAGATTATGATTAACCTTGTGCTGTAGAAGCGCCTGTAGTTGCTGCGCCAATAGTTCTGCCAACTGCTGCGCCAATGCCGCCTATTGGGCTCACTGCTGCTGCACCTGCTGCGAACTGTGATAGGTTGTCATAGACAATAGACAGAGCAACAGTCATATGCTCATTGGTGCTGTAGTTTGCATCACCATAGTCTGCATTTTGAATGAAGCATCCATATAGTTCAAATGTTTCTAAAGTGCTTGGTACTAGCAATCCGTTACCGCCGTCAAGAACTTCTATACGTGTGGTAAATTTGTAGTCAATGCCTGAACGTGCTGACGCCTGTTCCATGAAATCGAACTGCTTCTGGATTTGTTGCCCTACCATTTTCTGAACTTGACCACTAGCATCATCACGCAGTGTTAGAGTCACTGGTTCTAGACTGTGTCGACCAGCAAGTTTGACCTTGCTGTTGTATACGTCCAGAGCCATTTCTTCAAATGATACTTTTGGTCTTGTAACGTCCTGCACCTGTTTAGTAAGTTCAGTGGCTGCGGTAACTCCAAATCCCAACAGTGTAACTCTAAAGCGATATTTTAATTTTGGCATCAACAGCACTTGAGTGCTGCCAGCTGCGTTGGTAGTTGGAATACCAATGTTGTTAAGCGATGTAATTGCCATTTTTAAATTTCTCCTGTGTTCTTGATACGCAATGGAATGTAAATGAACTCAATGGCTTTCACTGGCTCTATAGCGATATCAACATAAAGTTCGTTGCGATCGATACGAGACGGAGTGTTATTGCTTTCATCACACACAACCGCAAAGTCGTAAATTGCTCTCAAGCCTACTAATTCTAACAATAGGCTTTCTGCCGCTTGTTTGATTTCGTCTCTGGTAATCTTGTCGTTAGGTTCAAACAGATATGGACGAGCCAACTTGTTCAACTGGCTACGTAAGTATACTACCAAACGTGCTACGTTGATACGATCTAATGCTGATGCATTTCTTGCACGGGTCTTTTGACCGTATGCTACTAAACCAACACCGTTAAAGAATGGAATTGGATTAATTTTTAGTTCGTATAATGTATCGCGTTGACCTTCGTTCAGAGCAACTGTTTGGAATTCACCTGTAGCAGCATCAATATACCCCACTGCTGTAGCGTTGGTAATACCGCCACGTCTTGTACCAGCTGGTGCAAACCATGGGAAGCTGACATTGTCGCTGAGTGCGATGGTCTTCAGCATCATGTGACTTGCTGGAACCACTGCATTAGAACCACTTAGGTCAGTGGTAAATCCATTTGGATAGTATGTGGCCAAATATTCATCATAGGTCACAACACCGTCATCGCCGTTGTCTGTGACTAATTCTGCATTAGTACCCCAGTTGTTCAACGATGTAGCATCTGCTGGCAATCTCAACGGAGTATCACCTACTACAAACGCAGTAATACCTCTGTCAATGTTGAGATTAACTAGGTTGCTCATTGTTTCTGGATATCCTGGGCAAGCTATGATGTTGAAGTTTCTACGTTCTTCATCGCGGATCTCTTGGCTTGTGTCAATCACTGACTTCAAAGCCTGTGTAACCACTTTGCGTTGTGCCTTGCGACCAAATGAACCAGAACCGTCTTCATTGTTGCCTGAAGCTGTGGTCCAACGATCTGGGAAATAAGTCTCCATGCTTAGTCCAGCACCGCTGACAAATGCTGATCCTGCCAGTGTAGCTGCACTTGTTCTTGGATTGTCGCTGGCTGTATCGATGTAGCTGTTTTGATACTGCTTGACGTTTCCGCCACTGCGTCTAAGATTCCATAACAACATACCTTTAGGATACAGTGCTGGATCCGGAGCATCTGGGTCTAAGAAGTTGTTTGTGATCAAGTCTTCTATAGTTGATTGACTTGAACTTGTTCCTGCAGTATTCCAACGAGCATCTGCAAACAATACACCTTCTTCAGTTGTTTGATCTGTTTTGTCTACTAATTCCCAACGTAGTGTAGCATCACCGATATCAGTTAAGTTGCTGTTGTATCTGTAGATTGTTGGGAAGTTTTCCAAATCAGCTGTGCTAATCCATAGATCGCCCGATGTAGTAACACCAGACACATATGGATTGCTGGCAGCAACAATAGG